TCAAAGTCAGCTGCCGGCGCCACGCCGTTTAAGGCATCGGCATAGCCGCTGCCGGCGGTGTCGCTGTGCTGCAGGGCGAAGTTGATTTTGCCCGCACCGCTGGCCGCTTCGGCCACGGTAATCACCACATACAAGGGCTGGCTGTTCAAGCCAAGATTCGGGGTCGGCTGCCCCAAATCCACTTCATGCGTAGAGGGCGCAGTGGCGCTCACAGTCTGCTTGTCGGAGAGTTGTAGGAATTTATCAATGATCATGCCATAGCTCCTTATTTAACCTGCGCTTCGCTCAACAGAAGCGCATCACTGCGTTTTACAGGGATACCGTCAAACGACACCACATGCTTGCCGGCCACCTGTTCCATAGTCAGGGTAGATCCAGCCACTTTGTTGGCAATCTGGCGGCGCAGGAAGCTGCGTACTTTGCGGTTCACATAGAACACCGCACGGCCCATATTAGCGTTGGGCAGCAACTCAATAGCCTGGGTCATCAGGTCGATCAGGTCGGCACCGGCTTGGGCATCCTTGGTCAGCTGTTGCCAGTTGATATTGGCAATACGCACCACATAGCGCCAATCGCGCAGGGTCAGGCCGGCATCCCATTTGTAGTGGGTGCGGTAGGCTTGATACTCGCCGCCTTCGGCATCTTTCACCGTATCTTCGCCCAGGTCGCGGATAACCAAACCGGCTTTACTGCCTTTCGGATAAATGCCGTGCAGGGTATTCGGTCCCCATACGCACAACCAAATCGAAGTCAGGTCATTGCCCGTGCCGCCGGCATCAATGATGTTCTGGCCGTTTTCTGCTGCCTTGCTGTTGAAGCGCGGAGCCAAGCCGGTAAAGCGTTGCGGCGTGGCGGAGGTGTCGCCGTAGAACAAGGTATTAGCCAGGTTCTGGTTCATGCCCTCCACGAAAGCACGCTCTTCGCTCAAGCGCCAAGCTGCCGAATTACCGTTCAAATCAGCCAGCGCCTTATCGGTCAGCGCGTAGCTTTCCAGCATACCCATGCTGTCTTTGATGGTAACCGTGGTTGATTTCTCCGGCTGCACACCGTAGTTCAGCATACGCCAAGTACCCTGCGGCAAACCGCTGCGTACCGTGGTTTTATGCTCAGTGAAACCGTTGGCTTCCAACCAAGTGGCATCCTCCAAGATTTCATTGGTTTCCGTCAGCATTTCGATGATATCGGAGATATTCCCCTTATCATCCATGCGGCTGGCCACATCGGCCAAAGTCGGATTGTTACTTTTCAATACACCCATTGCTTACCCCTTTTAAGGATTCATGTTACTTGCGTTGTAAAAACTCTGCGCCGAACGCGCCTCGCCCTTGTTGCCATTGACCATACCGTCCTCCCGCAAGGTCAAACCAACCCGGTAGAACATCCGGATAAAGGCCGGATGGTTGCCCAAGCCGGACTGATTGAGTAAATCAGACAATTCCGGCGAGCCGTATTGCTGCAAGGCACGCTTCGCCACCGCCATGTTTTCGTTCAGCTTGTCGCCGCCAAACTCCGCATCCGTGCGCGATTGCTGCGCCCATTGGTTACTTAAAGCTTCCATCTGTGCGCTGTGGCGCTGCTCCAGCATGGACGACATCCGCCCCAGCATCAGGTTGGCCTGATCGTTATCCAAGCCGATTTCACGCGCTGCCGCCTCGTATTCCTTCAGCACATCGGCATCGTATTCTTTGCCTTCTGCCGCCGTGAATTGATACTGCTCCGGCGCAGCCGGTTTTTCTTGCTGCTCCGGCGCGGCCTTCTGTTCCGGTTCGGCAGGCTGCTGCGTTTCCGCTGCCGCTTGTGCTTGCTCCGGCGCAGCCTCTTCCGCCGCCGCTTCCGTGATTAAAGTCTCATCGCTCATCGCGTGTTTCCCTCATCATCAAATCGTATTCATCCGGGCATTCACGCATTACCCAGTCCAACAGCCACAAGCCGAGATTGCGCTGCCCTTCGGCAAACGCCATCCGCAACGGCTCAGGGTTGAACACCGAACGCCACACGCCGGCCTGTTCCAACAAACGCCACACCACCCGCCGTCCGGCCGGCAGCTTCATCAGCGCCCGAATATCCGACTGCATCGCTTCCTGTTTCATTATCCCTCCAGCTGTCTGCCGCCACTCTAGCGCAACTTATTTCCCGTCGAGTGTATGTTTAAAATCAGGTAAATTATTCTGTTAATAATCGTTAATTCTGGATGGTAGGCAAAACAAAAGCAGCCCGCAGGCTGCTCATGTGTACTTAACGCATCACGCGTTCAGTTTGTGATAGCGGGCTTTCTCCGCACTATCGCCGTCCCAGGGGAAGTATTGGAAATACTCGTTGTCGGGCACGCTGATGCCTGCCTGTTCGGCCACATTACGCAGGAACATGATGCTGTCAGCGGCGTGGTCGTTCAGGGTGGCGGCTAGGCGGCGGTTCAGCCCGCGTATGGCTGCCCGGTGCTGGTAGAGGAATTCGGCACAGTACAGGCTGTTGATTACAGCACCCTGCAAGTTGCGCAGGGGTTGGGGCTGTAGGTTTTCAGGTAGCCTGTCCAACACTTCGCCGTTCAGCCCGCTTTGTAATGTGAGCGAATGCACATAAGCCACCGCAGCAGGCAACAACGGTGCAGCGATTTGGTCGATATGCGCCACGCCGAAGCGCTGATGCACCATGCGGTAGGCAGCCGAATAATCGATACCGCAGCGGGACACCAGCAGCTTCACCGCATTCACCAAGCCGCGCCGTTCGTCTATCGTGGTTTGGGTTTCGAGCTTGGGGCTACCTGAAACATCTTCCTGTGTATCGAGAAACGCGCGGATAACTTTCAGCGAGAAGGCCGGGGAAATCCACATGCCGTAATGCACCACCAGCTCTTTACTTACGAAAGTGCCAAGCCCTTGTTTTGACTGGATAACACAGTTTTGTGTTTTCTCTAATTCTTTAATAAGTTCAATAGCTTGCTGACTACGAAGCCAAGCATGCGGCTCATGCTTACGTTCTTTGCCAGCGGCGCGGTGTAAATCGTTGATGGAATAAAGCCCGTTGAACTGACGGACAGAGACATTGGCCACAGAGATTTGAGCGTTCATTTCTGAACTCCTTTTGATTTAGGGATTAAAGGCCACCTGAATAGGTGGGGGTGTCCTACGCTCAAAAGATGCGCCGGGTCGTTGCCGATACCCGCACCCCCGTAAACTTGAAAATCTGTTGAAGGAGAGAGCAAATCAGCAGACTGTTGGGGATTTGGTACAGATACAAAAATACCGACAACTGGTCGGGTACAGCTTTTGAAGTAGGAGACTCCATCATAAACAAAACCCCCTGCGGGCGCAAGGGGGTAATGACGGTAAAATTATTGTGCTGATCTTGTGCAAAATAATTTTATTCTACTTTCTAAAATAGAGCCAGGTACTGCATATTCATACGGGGTAGACGGCGATGCAGAGTAAGAGTCAATAATCTCATTATTCTTAGAATACAAAATAGCTTTTTCTAGTCGATGACTATAATTAGTACAATCAAAGCTAAATCTCAATAAAGCAAAACCAGCATTTGGATAATTCCTTCTAGTGTTTTCAGGGAGTGGCGATCTTTTCATCCAATAAGAATTATTCCCTATCGTATTCATATCAATAAACCAGTTTCCATCCTTGTTATCCCCGTAGATATACACCCATCTCCCATCCACTACATCGCCGGCTTGATAGGCATAAGACAAAGTGCTACTTAATATCAAAGTTGCAATAATCAATAGTTTTTTCATCATCCCCTCCTTTACACAATATCAAACACATTCAATTTCACAATCCGTCCGTCTTTGATGGTGGCTTTAGCTTGGATGGTAACGGTTTCACGGTTGGAGAAAGCGGCAATATACGGATTATCCTGCTCCTCCAGCAGCGGGTCGTTAATCACAGCCGGCACGCGTTCGTTCTCATCCTGGTGGGCGAAATTGACTTTTGCCGTCCCCTTCAGCCTGTCCAGCTCGCTGATTTGTACCGAAAAGCTCTGTATCCCGGTAATTTCGTTTTCGTCCAAGCGGTCAATCACTTCTTTGTCTGTTTCATCCACCGACACATACTCCTCGCCAAGGCCGCCCACACTCACCCGCTTGCAGGTATAACCGATAGGGGAAACAGCCTGCCGCACTGATGGCCTTAGGTCGCCGGCCATCTTGTCGATTACGCCAATCAACCCGTCTATAGTTTCGCGATCACGGTTCCCTAATTGCACAATCGCCTTATCCAAAGCATCTTTCAAAAGTTTCATTTCTTCATTCTTCTGTGAGTTTTTTGCAAAAATATAAGGTATCAGCAAGCTCAACAGCGCACCCAGCGAGCCGGACAAAATCTGATTCTGCTTCACGAAATCCAAAACGGCATGCAGGGAAAAACAATTTGCCCGCGCCTCTTTGGCACACACCCGCACCGTTTGAACATTACTGCGCTTACTGTACTGCTGGGTTACGGCGAAATGTGCCGCCGTGGAGATAATCTTTGAAAATCCCTGTAACGATTCACCCAGCGCATCCAACGCGATAACGTGTTTCTCGGCATCCAATCCGTCATAGCGAAGAGTCAGTTCAAAGTCGGTTATATCCATGATTAACAGGCAATGGGGGGTAAATGTAATGATATGTAATCATACCCCAAGCCCAATAAAAAAGGCAGCCTGCGCCGCCCTTTATTCCTACCACGCCTAAGCATAGCCGCTGAATGCATCCGTTACGTCCGCGTTGCCTGCGGCCTGGCTAGCCTTATGCATCATATCCACCGCCTGGCTAGCCACTTCCATTTGCTGCTGTGCCTGCGCCTGTTGCGCCCGCTGTTCGCGTACCGCCTGCACCTGCTCTTCAGGCAGCATAATGGATTGGTCCACACCCAAGGCTGAAGCGTACACATCGGTCAGCCGGTCGGCATCAATCTTGTCCAGCACCTCCGGCTTGAACTGTGCCACGCCGCCCACGGTCGATATGAAGCGGTCAATGCTGTTGGTGGCTACCGCCTGCTGTGCCTGCGCCAACATCGATACCAGCTGGATATCAATATCCACGCCTTCCAGTTCTTCCGGTGGTGGTGGCAGCATCTGCGCTTCCTGCATAAAATCGAAGGTGGTTTCAATCAGCGGATCAAGCAGCTCGTTCTGCAAGCGCTCCAGCACCGGCCCCAACATCAGCAGCTTCTCTTCATGCCGCTCCGCCACCTCCGTAGCCGTCATGTTCGGGTTTTGCTGATTGCTCAACATCAGGAACAAATCCGCATAGAAGGTGCTGCGGATGCGCCCGCGCACGTCCTGAATATCCTGCAGCAGATGATTTAAATCCAGCTGCACTTCATACAGCGGGCGGATACCTGCCTGTGAGCCGGCGGAATCGGTATACATAATCCCGCCAGGCAATCTATCCACGTCCCGATATTTCAGGCTGGTCGGTACTTGCAGCGGCGGATTAGTTTTGTAATCGATACCCTGCGCTTTGCGTAGCTGCTCGTGTTGCAGCTGCTTAATATCGCCCAATGCCTCCATGCCAGGGCTGTGGCCGTAAATATCCCCGCCCGATACCGTCCATCGCGGGCAGAGTGCCGGGAAACGCCTAAAGCCGCTTTCACGCAGCACATCGTTTTCCCCCGCGCCTTTTTCCAAATACACCGAACGCCACGGCATATTCAGCGCATCACGGCGCGAAGCCTCCCGCTCTAAGCGCGGCTCAATGGCATGGATGATGGTTACCCAGCCGTCATAGTTCGCATTGTCGTAGCGGCGGGGGGGGGGGGGGGGGGG